TTGCATCAGGCACAAGATATGATCAACGATGGCACACCAAAGAAACCATCAGCCCCTGCTGAGAGCGGTAATCTAATTGCTATCCTCCTTGATATTAAGAAAGCATATGAGAAGTTAGATGTTGATGAAGCCAAGATACTAGAGCTTAGATACCACGACGCCTGGACACTTAATCAGATAGCACAATACTTAGAGGTGGCTGTCTCTACTGCTGATCGTAGATGCACCAACGCTATGCGTAAGCTACAAGATCTACTCGGAGGGGACACACCTTGGAGTTAAACAAAATCTACAATGAAGATTGTTTAGAAACTATGAAAGGTATGGATGATAATTCCATAGACCTAACCATTACATCTCCGCCTTATGATTCACTTAGGGTTTACAACGGGTACTCATTTAACTTTGAATCTACGTCTAAAGAATTGTATCGCACCACCAAAGAAGGTGGTGTAGTGGTATGGATAGTAGGAGATGCTACTGAAAAAGGTAGTGAGACCGGCACATCTTTTAGGCAGGCACTTGGTTTGAAAGATGCTGGCTTTAATCTGCACGACACTATGATCTGGCGCAAGACTAATCCTATGCCCAAAGTAAAAACTAAAAGATACTTTGATGTCTTTGAATATATGTTTGTCTTATCTAAAGGACAACCTAAAACATTTAATCCCCTTATGCAACCTACTAAATTAGGTGGGCAGATCTATGATTCAACAGTAAAGAAGATTACTAAAGGTAAAGAAAGAACTAAGAAAACTTTTGTATTAAATATGGAAAGATATAAGGACAACATCTGGGATTGTGCTATCTGATTAAGTGTCCAGGCGTTGTGGTATCTAAGCTCTAGTATCTTGGCTTCATCAACATCTAACTTCTCATAGGCTTTCTTAATATCAAGAAGGATAGCAATTAGATTACCGCTCTCAGCAGGGGCTGATGGTTTCTTTGGTGTGCCATCGTTGATCATATCTTGTGCCTGTTGCAAGACAGTGCCGTGCAATACCGATTGGATTACAAAGGGTAGTAGTTGTGCGATAGTGGTTGTCTCATAAAAAGATTCATCGCTGGTGTGGTAGCCAGCCTTGCTTGCCTTCTCTTTGCGGGCGTAGCGTTCTGCCATACGCCTCATCTGGTAGGCAATACGCTTCTCATTACGCTGGCGTTTATTAAGATCCGGTTCATTTAACTGCTCAAGGAAGTGTGCGTTCTTAGATAAGGACCAGGCGTAGCACTCCTGTATTACATCCTTCTTATCTACCCACCCTTTAAACCTTCGGGCTATAACTGTGGCTACGCTAGGAACTAATTCGTAGAAAGTCGGGTGTAGTTCATCACTCACTTGGCCACTTATTTTCAAGAACCATAATTGCTATGGCGGAGTAGTTAAGTAGATCTATAAAAGAATCTCTAAGTGATTCATTCTGTGGGTCAACACCCTTATCAATTAAGTTATTTATTCTTGCAATCTTATCGTGCATACGCACACGCAATCCGTTGATCGGACCACCCGGTGCTTTAGATATATTAGTTGGACCGTAGTCCATTTGTTTTCTTAGAAGTAAATTACCTGCTTCATCTAACAGTTCTCTTACTGTATCTATAAACTCTTCGCTTACTCCTTGACTGGAAGCGGCTTGATCAAAATTGTTCCGTTGTCGTAGTTTATTTTGAGTACTAATATCCCGTAAGTCCCCAACCATACGGCTAGTTCCGTCAGGTCTGAGTTGCTCATACATTTGGAACCCCCAATAGTTGCTTCGTTGCATCCGCACCATTAGCTAAGTAATAGTCCGTAATGTCCATATTGGGTGGTAATTGTACTATTGTTCCGTTTATCACCTCCCCTGCGACACGCCGTGAGAACTCCGCACCAGGGTTAGTGCCATCTTCCTTAACATCATTATCACCAACGATATATACAACATCATAACCGTTAAGTAATTTAGCAAAGTGATCTTTCCAAGCGGCAACACCAGGTACACCTACTGCTGGCATACCAAGGACACCGGAAACTATTACAGTATCTAGCTCACCTTCACAAACTACAATCCTTGAAGCTAACTTACATACATCAGATACGTTATATAGGTGCGCCTTCTGACCTAGAGGTGAGCCATACTTAGGCTTGCCCTCATCTAATCTTCTAAACTTAAAGCCAACACAAAGACCAAGTGCAGTTATGTATGGTATTGATAACCAACCTGTTTGGTATTCGTGGCCTGGTATCGGATCAGTAACTGTGCCTAAAGAATAGAGAGCAGCAACTTCTTCAGAGATTCCACGTCCGTTTAGATAGGCGAGAGTTTCCGGAGTTATTGCCTGAGCGTATTGGTTCGCCGCTACCAGCAAGGATTTCATCTGCTCGTTTGACTGCATCTTTAAACTCTAACCCTTCCTTATGTGTAATTATATTAACGCCATTACCTGCTACTCCGCAGGTGTGGCAGAAGTAAAGGTTGTTGACTGTATCAATTACTGCTGACTTCCTAGTGTCGTTATGAACACAACACCTAACTGATACGTTCTTGCCTTCCCTTACTTCTCCCCCATAGAACCGAACTATTACTCCAATGGGTACTGAGTTCGCAGAGGTTCCGCTAAAACCTTTCCGTTGCTTCCTACTTCTGGACCAGTCTTGTGTTGACAATTGCAGTCCTCCTTACATTTCTTGTGCATATTAGCAGCGCGTTTGAACTGACCAATCTTATTCAGCTCACCACCGGACTTACATAATTCGCAAATCATTCTTCTTCCTTAACCTCTTCTTCAACAGGTAGTATCTCTTGTACTTCTTCTTGTGGTTCTGTCCATATTGTTGATGTAGTTATCTCGCCATTAGGTGTTGGCATTTTTTTCCTCCAGCCATTGTGTTAGATCTTGGATGACCCACGCCTTGTGGATCCCCGCTCCTCTCCTCTTAAATAATACATAAGAGAAAGGTTTATCAATACCACGATGCTTAGCATAATTGCTAGCTTCCACTTGCGCTTCATCCCAAAACTCCTTTAAGTTTAAACTCTTTGTGTTCTTTAATTCAAAGATGTAAGACTCACCAGCAACCATAACAACTACATCACCTTCATCTTCTTTACCTGACAAGCGCAACCGCTCAGCTACAGCACCCATCTTACGAAACCATTTCATTGCATCTATCTCAAAGGCTGCACCCTTGCGTCTGTTGTAGGTTGGGTTAGGCATCTAACTTCACTTTGTTTACCTTAAATACTTGTTCGCCTTTTTCTTCAACAACCTGTACAACTCCCGCTTGTATAAGTAAACTAGCAAAAGCAGCAAAATCAGTTTCCAGTTTTGCAATCTTCTTCTTAAGATATGTGATCTCTGTGTTAGCCAAACTTCTTCACCGCCTCATCTATGCCCTGCTCTAAAGTAATCTTTGGAGTGTAGAACTCTAGCATCTTTCTTGGATCTGAAACTCTATACATACAACCGACAGGCTTATCGGGATTAGTTTTAATCTCTGGTGTGTAGCCAACTGCCTCACTTGTTAGCTTTGCTAACTCTAAGAATGATGTTGATCTACCAGTTCCTAGGTTAGTAGGACCGGTAATGCCTTCTCTTACCGCAGCAAGGACTGCACTAATTACATCTTTCATATGGATAAAGTCTCTTGTCTGTGTGCCTGGACCCCACACTTCAAACGGATCGTTGCGTTCTACTGCTCTCTTGATGTACATAGGGAAGGGATAAGTTAGATCTTGATCCCATCCATACCCAGAAAACGGTCTAAATATGTATACATTTGGTACAAATTGGGACAGATATTCACCGACTAATTTGCTCCAACCGTAGGTCATATCAGGTGCACCAGGGAACTTAAGGTTGATGTCAAACTCTTTGAGCTTTATATTCTTATCACACTGTAGAGTTATTGGGTAAGCAGCACTGCTAGAGAAGTAAACTACCTTACGAGGTTTAGTCTTTAAGCACCATTGAAAGAACTCTGAGTCAATAGATAAGTTATCAGCTACTGCTAGTGGTCTGCCTTCAATAGTTTCTCTGCCACCTACGATAGCGGCAAGGTGAATGACTAGATCGTACTGTGTGTCATCTGTTTTAAATAGATCTCTGCAATCAATACCATCTTTAATATCAGCACCAGTGATATTGATGTTAGGTATCTGAGATAACTCTTCGGTAAAGTATCTACCTACGAATCCTTTGTTACCGGTGATTAAGACTTTCATCTGTTCCCCAATCGTATAGATACTTGACGTGGCCTGACTCATTAAATGAGATCTCTCTATCTGGTGTGTAGACAAAGACATCATTCTCATCTAAGGCTGCGCCAATATGACAGACAGTATTGATCCGCTTACGTTTAATCTTATGCTTCTCTTCTGACTTAAAGTTGTAGTACTCATCGTGAACAAAGCAACTGTCTATTACTCTTGGATACACAAGAGCTGATAAGAACTGCTGGTCCTGCATATAGGTATCAACTAGGAACTGACCTTCTAATACTCTGTAGAACCAAGGTAATGCTTTAGTCCTGCAAGCAAACATACCAGCGGAGATAGGATAGCCGTGACCTGATGGATGGTCTCTAATGATATGAAAGTCAAGCCCTGAATCTAAGAACTCTTGGTGTGCTAACGCTTCCCGTAATGACAAGCGAGCATCGGTATCCCTTGATAGAACTACATCAACTGCCGGATCATAGATCGCTCTGAATCTCCATAGCCTTGCGGTGCTATCCTCCGGTTCATCTACATTGATCTGCTCCACATTTGGAAAGAGATCTAGTGTGCTACGCACCCAAGTTGGTACAGAATTTCCTACATAATAACGAGCAGTAAAGCCAGGAAAAAATACCTGTGCTAACTGTGCGTTCTTTATAGCACCAATTAGAAACCTGGAGTGTCTGCCATAAAGTGAATAGGAAATTACTTGGTTCATTTAATTCCGACTGACTCCTTGAACCTAGCAAGATCTGCTTGGTAATCAGTTTCCATATAACGGGCTAATTCTTGACGATCTGCCAAGCCAACCTCATTAGAGTTGTTCTCAATATAGCCAGCATCAACCTGTGATTTACCAGCAAGGAAATGTAGGTGCTCAATAATTACATCATCAAAGTACCAGATAGCATTAAGATCCATACCAAGTAGCATCCAAAAGTTATCCATAAATAAGTGAACCAACTTAGGCGGTGCCATAAAGCCAAAGCTTCTGATGATATTAGTGCTCATCATTACCGCAGTAGCAAGGTTCTTACCTTGGAATAGATCGTTACCATAGGCAAGACCGTAACCTTTAGATGCTATGGCACCGGATAAGAAGTGATCCCATTGATGCGTTGATGGTAGGTGATCATCACCCATAAAGAATATAGTTTCATACTTGTCTGCATACTTACTGGCTACCAGGTTTAAGGTGCCATTCATTCTAAGTCTAGGGTTAACCTCATAGATCACACCATCTAAGCGTGGGTATAGGTCAGCCTGATCATCATCAATAGCTACGCATATGTCGGAGATAATACTGTTTTCTTTGAGTGCTTTAACAGCACGTTCAATAGATTCTGGTCTGCTTCTTGATGGAATAATTACAAGGTTAGTATTCATAGTGTCCTAATGTAGTATGGATTGTTGGTCAAATTGTCTTGGTATATGCGGTGCAGCATTGCGTTCAGTTATCTGACAGTTAGAGTAATCAACCTTCAGAGATGCAAACATAGATCCATCTGCTGAGTGTGGACCAAACCGATTCTTAACTGCTGCAATTAATAATTCTTTATTGTATGGGTCATATCCCATAGTAACTATAAGGCTAGGTAATTGACTGACCTTACCTTGGATTGCTCTACCAGCTGGTGGTTGCATACCTTGGCCATACTCTGTCTGCTCTGAGACGTGGTGCAAGATCATTACACAAGCCTCAGTATGTCTAGCCATAACGTGCAAATCCATCATAATTGCGCGTAGTCCTGCCCATTCATTATCGGATTCAGCAGCGATGTTCAGTAAGTTATCAATAAC